GTACCGATTCATTTAGTGCACTAGATGGAAACAAAAAAGCACCTCTAGTTGAAGGATTGCTTACAAAATCAAATGCTATAAGTTCAAAATCATCTTGAACTTCATCAGCGTTTTCTCTTACATTTTTACGTACACTACCTAAACCACGGCTACTGATACCCAATTTGACGCCAGCCTTGAATAATGCTTTAAGAATGTTACCACTTGGTGTTGGCAATATTTCAACTTTACCAACCAAATCATCACCATTCCACATCATTTCAACCACATTGTGACTAACATTTTGAAGATTGACAACGCTACTATCTGGGTGATCTAATTCGCCAAGAGCACGACGTTCTTTTACAAAGTTATCATCATACTTCTTAACTTCACGTTCCAATATATCTTTAGGATATACACGACCGTTTTGATTTTTTGCATTTGCACGTTGAAGAACACCTTGAACGATTAATGATTTAGAAGGATCATCAGTTCCTTCATTTAATTGTCCACCAATTGGTTCAAAGAAAATCCAACCTGTTTGTACTGTTTTATCCATAATTAAGCTTTTCTTGGTTGTTGTGGTTGTGACTCTGGAGCTTGTTTTTGTGTCACGGATAGAACTGCTGCCTGACCACCTGCGGTAGTGGCTTTGGTTCCGGGTTCAGCTGTTTTTGGTTCTTTAGGTACCTTAATTTTTAAAGCTTCACCCTGACCCAAAATAGTAATTTTGAATCCTGGCTTCAAAAAGTATTCTTTATCATCTTCATCTCTTAGAATAACCACATAACGATCATAAAAATAGTCTAGACTAGTACTAGTGACCGATATTTCATAATCACGTACTGGTTGACCATATCCCTTTGAAGCTTGAATAGATACTTTTTTATTCAATACACGACTATTCAAATTACGCAAAAAAGCGGCTTTTGATTCTGCTGTGGTTCTTGCAATTTTTGCTTCAAACTCACTAAAGTCAGAACTAACGTTATAATCTACAGAAGTAGAAGGTAATGGTTGACCACCCGCAGTGGATGTACCAAAGTGTTGTGGAGGAACACTTTCGTCTTCAGTAATAAGTTTGACCAATGAAATCATATTATTGCATCTTTCTTAGTTTTTCACCAATAGACTTAAGTCTTGCTTTAATTTCAGAAATTCTCCCAGAAGTGCGTTTCCAAAGTTCTTCATTTGGAACATTCATTTCGGTTTTGAGTTTTTGATTGACATTCATCAAAAAGTCTACTTCCCTCAACATCTTTGTGATTTCTTGAGTAATCAATGAAACCTTGTACGAATGACGTTTTGGATTTTCTTTTAAACGTGCATAACGAGAAACAGCTTCATTCAACCTACTTTCTTTTTTAGTCAGATCTGTAATACCCTTTGTTATTGTTATAATTAACTTGTTTTTTTTATTTGGTGTTGCCTTAGAAATTTTATTTTCAAAATCAGCATCATTTTTGCCAGGATGTTTATCTGCCCAATCCGGAACACGATCACCGTCGGCGTCAGGCTTCTTCTTAACTTTTTGCTTTTTCTTAACGTCCTTCTTTTCGTCAATTTCTTCTTCTTTTTCTGCAAGCTCCGAACCGGGATTTTGTTTCAATGTAGCTTTAGTTGCACTATTAGGGCCACCTTTCTTAGAAAATGCAAAAGGTGTAGAAAAACCAGCAACCGCAGCGGTTCCAGTCATTTCATCAAGTTCTTGTTGGATCAATTTCTTGATTATTTCTTTCAACTTGGCTTCATCACCGACAAGCAAATTTGGAGTTTCTGGCTTTTTTTCTTTACTCATATTATTTCAAATTATTAAGTTCTTTTACCAATTCGTATGACAATAATAGTGCCATAATATGGTTATCTTTTACCACAGTTGTAGGTTTTACTCTATCTAGTACATTAGTAATTTCAGTCAGTTTGATTGCAACTACTTGATTATCTGTGATTTTGTTTTTAGATTCTGATATAATTTTCTTAATTTTTTCAATTTCTTCACAAACATAATTTGAAAGTGAATTGGTATTGGAAATGTTAAGAATATACTCACGTATCAATTTCTTTTGATCGTCATCGAAATCTTTATACTTTGTATTAATACCTTCTAACAACAACTTATATGCAAGCAATCTAATATCTTCACTTTGTTGTTTATAGTATTCTAAAAGGTTTTCCTCACCGTCAGTTTTCTTTGGAACTGAGTTACAAAGTGATTCAATAATAGATTCTCTTGACTGAATAATTTCTTTGACATCAAATTTAGATGCCGTTTTATTTTCAAAAACTTTATAAACTGATGCAAAAATACGATAATTTTTGATATTTCCTTTCAAGAAACTATCAATTGGATAAATTTCTTTTATTTCACGTATCAAGTCGTACTTTTGTTGTGCTAACTTTCGATCATCCAATTGTGATCGTGACTCTAATACTACACTGATTATTCTATCTGCGTGTGAGGTATCTCTTGCTTTTTCGTTTAGTAAAAAATTATACAGTTGATACTCTTTACCCAACTCTGTACTCTCAGAAAAATACTTAAACAAAATTTGTTTAGCCGCTGACTCGTCCTTACCGGCAATAATGTCTGCGGTAATTTGTCTAGTAAGCAACTCAAACAAAATTCCTGTATTTTTGAACTTTGAATGCTTAGATTTTTGCATATTAGTAGTTATAAATTATAAATATATCAATTTTTGGTGAAACTCCCATATTTGTATTATTCTAATATGTTCGATTCGTCCATCATGGATTTTTGTTTATTCTCGGATAACAAAGACGTTTTTTCTTGTTGTGATGTCTTTAAGAATGAATCAAGTTTAACCAAGTCTTTGGATATACTTTCCATACTAAATGGTGACCCTCCAGCGAATTTATGAGTTGGAGATCTATCGGATTTAAAATCTCTATTCATTTCCAATCTACCCATCACATCTTCACCGAATGGATAGTTTGAAGCTTTTTTCAATCCCTTTTGTGAAGGACGTTCATAATCTGGTTTGGACTTTTCTTTTAACGTAGGTACTTCAGCTGCTGCACCTTCACCCTCAGCTGCTTCTGGTTCACCGGTTTCACCGCCGTCACCACCTTTTTCAGGAGACAACTTTTGGAAAGACTTGGCTGGGTCGTTACCTTCTTCTTCAATCTGTTTGAAACGATATGATTGTTTGGTATCATCAATGATATCATTTTTAATTACATTAATATCGTCATCTGACATATGAAATATTTCGTCATATACCCACTTTTTGCTAAACAACTTGTTTTCAAGCATGTCTTTTGCAACACTAACTTTACTTGACCAAATATCGATCTTTTCCTTTTCGAATACTGTAGATGGATTGGTTAATTCCAAACTAAAATCGACCAAACTAGCATCTCTATATCCTTGAGCATACAAATGAACGATACCAATTTTAGTCAATTCACTGATGATAATACGTTGAACACGTTCGATTGTACGTGAAAAACGAACGTCTTCTTGTGCCAATGTAGCTTTACCACTCAAGTCTTCGTCATAACTCAAGAATGCCTTTGGAATCTTCAAAGCAGCCATCATTTTCTTACGAAGATATTCAATATCGTCCGTACCAGTAAATTCCATGCCACTAAGAGATTCAATGCTGGTACCACTATCACCACCACGAACAGGAAGATAAAAGTCCTCAACCATGTTTTGAAGATTGAAACGAAGATTGTAATCACCTGTTTTTTCATCGACATATGGTACCTTTTTAGTTTTAGCAATCAACTTCTCCATATAAGAATCAATCTCATTTGGAGGAATATTACCAACGTCAATTTTGAAAATACGTTTTTCAGGAGCACGCATAATACGATGAATTAACATTGCGTCTTCCATCAAACTCAATTGCTTCCAAACACGACGAGCACCTTCCAACATACTCTTACCATATGGTAAAAAATTACTATCACTCAATAGACGGAAATGTGCGACTTGATAATTTTCAAGATCTTCCACTTTACCACCATCTGGTAAATTGACTTGAAACTTTATATAGTTCTTGTTATATAAATCACTATTTTCAACACGGGTCACATTGTACGCACTAATAGGTTCAATCATGTATACACCGTATTCGGGACTGATATACAAACGAAGATAAAAATCTCCATATTTACACATATTTCGAACGTAACTCCAAAGGTTAAATTCGATGTTCATTATATCATAATACAAATTGCGTAGAATTTGTTTGATATTGTCATTAGCAGCATTAATAATCAATATGTCACCCATTTCATTACGTGTCAATGATTCATCAGCATAAATGTCTAATGCTGAACTCAAAATGGGATCCATATCCATTGTATCATAATCTCTAAACAATTCGATACGTGCGGCTTGATAACTAAGAGTAAAATCTCTACTATATTGATTGTATGCAGAAGTACGAATACGATTAAAACGATCACGTAATGTATTTCTATCTGTCGCGTATGCTACTTCGTCAGTATCTACTACTTTTAACTTTTTTCCACCAACATTACGTACAATAACGTCAGTTGAGAAAAGTCTCTTAAGACGAGCAAATAACGATCTGCTCTTTAAATCTGTCGGTTGATCTGCCATACAATTAGATTATATTTCATAAATAAATAGTCGAACTGTATTATAATAACCAAGTTAAACTTTCTTTTTGATTATCTTTTAGACCTGTAGGCATTTCCCATGATGACTGAGCATTTACATTTTTTGCTGTATAAACCGGAGCATTTTGA